GTATCTTCGGAGGGGGATGAAGTGCAGCGAGATCGCGGCCGCGATGGGGAAGACAAGAAAGCGGATAGAAGCCCGCATCCGAATAGAAAACGACGAAAAGCGGGCAGCCAATATCCAGCGCGCAAAGGAGTGGCACCGCAAGAGGCGAGAGGCGGGCATCCCTTCTAAGCAAAGGGTGAGCGATAAACCAAAGACGCATGTTACGCCACTCAAGAAACGCCCAACAGCGGAAATGCTCGAAGAGGCAAGGCGGCGTTTGGAGATTCCGCGATCGATCACTGGCGAATTCTTCGGCGATCCGCCGAAGGGATATTCGGCACTCGACAAGAGGGGAAGTGCAAATGGCATGGGGTGAAGTGTTCGGAATTATCGCGGCGGGATGGAGCGTCATTTGTATTCTGTTCGTTGCGTTTATGATGTTTGCACATCGAAAGAGGAAAAATCAGAAAATGGATAAGCGTGGCGAGTTTATGTATGGGCATGACGAGGAGAGTGAAGAACCGTTCGTGGTTCGGGAGCTAAAGGCCAAGGCTGATTTGTTCTTGGAGCGCAACAAACTTTACGGCGACAATTACAAACGGTTTGGCGCTATCTTCTCGATGATCATGCAGGGGCAAAATCTCGATACCTCTAATTATGAGGATATGTGCCGACTCGGCATCCTGGTGCAAATCGTCGGGAAGGTCACTCGCTACGGCGAAAACTTCAATCGTGGCGGCCACGATGATTCGTTGGACGACATCGCTGTTTATTCGCTCATGCTTAAAGAGTTGGATGGCAATGCCTCAAAAGTTGAAGAAGAAAAACCATTCACTTTTGTTAAAGATGACATCTTCTCTGAAGAAGACAGAAGAAGAGCAAGGAAAATTATCGGATTGCCCATTTGACCCGAACGTCCTGTTCGCCCCCACCGACCACGAATATCGAATCTACGGAAATGACAATGCGTCAATCTGGGCAGTTGTTGACGAAATCGATTACCACTGGCTTTTGCACTGGCTGTGGTCACCCAAGGTATCTCGTGGTGGTCGTAAAATCTACTTGCGGCGAAGCCTCCACGAAGGCTCAGGGGCCTTGTACCTGTGTCCCGAAACTGGACGGATCAGACGTAACCGAACGCAGCGAACTCTTTTCTTACACACTGCCGTCATGCTCCGAACCGGAATAGAGCCGCCGAGCAAAGAGCACAGGTTCGTGGACCACCGGGACGGCGACTCGATGAATTGCCGAAGGAGTAACTTGCGGTGGGCAACGCCGTCGATGAATGCACGAAATATACGCGGAAGTCACAGACACGAATTGGGAGAATGAAATGAGCGAGATGATTGAGCGGGTGGCGCGAACTCTTTGCGTAGCGAATGGTGAAGACCCGGATAAGCCGTCAGGGGCGTTTGGTGAGTGGTGGAAATCTTACGAAAATGAAGCCCGCGCCGCTATCGAGGCAATGCGGGAGCCAACTGATGTAATGGTTGGTGCGGCAGTTTCTTATAAATCAGCTGGAGTGATAGATATTTGGCAGACCATGATTGATTTTGCGCTCTGGGCCAAGTGATGCGCCACTTAATTTTTGACACAGAAACCACTGACCTTGTTCACAACTCCTCGCGCCCACTCGCCAAGCAGCCGCAAATAGTGGAAGTATTTGCGCTTGTTCTAGGAGACGATCTCCAAGAGCAAGAAACCTTCCACCAATATTTCGACATCGGCAAGCCTCTTCCTGATATCACAAAGAAAATAACAGGGATCACGGACGAAATGGTGAAGGGTGCTCCCGCGTTCGCTGCAGCCTATAAGAAGTATCAGGCCGTCATTGAATCCTGCGCTGTCGTTGTGGCGCACAACCTGTCTTACGATATGGCCGTCACCAATTTCGAATTCGAACGGATCGGGCAAACGGTGAAGTGGCCATCGCGCCGCGTCTGCACGGTCGAAGCGACCGAGCATATTAAGGGCTATCGGCTTAACCTCGGGGGCCTGCACATGGAGTTGTTCGGTGAGGCATTTACCGGCGCTCACCGCGCCGAGAACGACGTGCGCGCGCTCGCTCGCTGCTATGTCGAATTGGTTAAGCGGGGGGAAGTGTGATGAGCATGACAACGCAATTCCCATGCCCGTCCTGCGGGTATGTCTACACAAAGACAACCGGCACCAATCGGTCTCGCTCCGAGCGGGAGATAAGACGGAAGCGCACATGCTTACAGTGCAAGGAAGGTTTCATCACCTATGAAATCCTCGCGTCAGATTATGCTTTGCTGCAGTCATTTAGGAAGTGGGGGAAAAGCTTGAAAACGACAATGCATGTGGTCGAGGAATCTGCACAATGAGCGCGCGCATCCGAACCGGATACAGCTTCCGAACCGCAGTCGGGAGAATTGACGACGTAATGGCGCGTATTAAGGCTATCGGGCTGACGCACGCGCCGATAACCGATACCGCATCGACCTTCGGCTACGTTAAGTGGCGCAAGTTGGCAAAGAAGAACGGCCTTCGGCCGGTTTTCGGCGTCGAATTGGCCGTTACCAATTCGATCAATGAGAAAAAGCCGGCGATTGATTATTGGACGTTCATCGCGAAAGATTCGCTTGTTCCGCTTAACGAGCTAATCGCGCTCGCAACAACTCAATTCCGATATCAGCCGCTGCTGACGCGGGAGCAAGCGTTAGGCCGGACGGGCGTATTCACGATCATGGGCTATCGGGCGGACTTCGCCTCGATAAAATGGCGCGATGATTTGTTCTTTGGCCTCGGACCATCGCTCACGAAGGGACAACTTAAGCGAGCTATCGACGCAGGGCACATGCCGATCGCCGTCAGTGATAACCGATATCCGGAGGAAGGGCAGCAGGGGTTCTATGAGACGGTATGCGGGCGCAATGCTTCAACGCAGAGCTTCCCGCAGTGGATTATGAGCGATAATGAGTGGATCTCGGATTGTTACGCGAGATTTGGGGCTAGTGATTGCACCCAAGTAGACGCGGCGATGGTGGCTAGAGAAGTTGTTTTTGAATCCTCCACCGCCGATCTCGTGCCAGCGGAAATGGTGCACCCGGAGCGCCCCGCATCATTGGAACAAATGTGCCGGGAAGGGGCAGCGAAGATAGGGTGCGATATTAATCGGCCGGAATACGCGGCGCGGTTGAAGCGCGAATTGGACCTGATCATCGATAAGGGGTATGAGGATTACTTTTATCTAGTCGCCGATATTTGCCAGTGGGCGCGTGAGCGAATGATCGTCGGTCCAGCGCGCGGCTCGTCTTGCGGCTCGCTGGTTTGTTATTTGCTCGGCATCACGACAGTTGATCCTATTCCTTACGGGCTGATCTTCGAGCGCTTTATCGATATCAACCGTTCCGACATGCCGGATATCGACATCGATTTCCCTGAGCATCGGCGCGCGGAGGTGTTCGAATATATCGCGCAAAAGTACGGACGCGAAAAGGTCGCGCGGCTCGGAACCGTCGCGATGTATCAGCCGCGATCAGCGCTTAAGGAGACGGCAGGGGCGATGGACATTGCGCCTTGGCTGCTGGACAAGGTGACAGACGCGATTATCGAGCGCTCCTCCGGCGATGCCCGCGCGCTGCAAACGACGGAAGACACGCTGAGGGATACAGCTTCAGGGCGAGAGTTCTTAAACAAGTATCCTGAAATGCTCATGGCGACAAAGATGGAAGGCCATCCGCGTCACGCAGGCCAACACGCCGCAGGCATCGTGATCACCGAGCAGCCAGTTTCGCAATGCGTGGCCGTTGATCAACGGACCGGCGCCACGATGTGCGATAAGAAAGACGCTGAGGAGCTGAATCTTTTGAAGGTGGACGCGCTGGGTCTTACTCAGCTTTCGATCTTCGAGAAAGCGCTGGAGTTAGCGAAGCTCCCGCGCGATCATTTATTCTCGATACCGTTGGACGATCCTGCGGCGTTCGATATCCTCAACAAGAAAAAGTATTCTGGCATATTCCAGTTCAACGGGCTCGCGCTGCAATACATTACGGACAGCATAACGGTGGAGTGCTTAGACGACATGGTGGCGATCACGGCTCTTGCTCGCCCAGGGCCGATTCAAACTGGAGCAACGAACGATTGGATTAAGGTTAGGTCCGGAGAGAAGGAGGTCAGTTATGTTCACCCTCTCTTAGAACCGTATCTCGAAAAGAACCGTGGATTTGTTATCTATCAAGAAGACGTTATGAAGATCGGCAGGGAAGTCGGGGGCTTGTCTTGGGAAGACGTCACTGCGCTTCGAAAGGCGATGTCAAAGTCTCTCGGTGA